AGAATTATATTTTTGGCAAATTTCAGCTACTTCTTTTACTGTTGCTTGTTCATTAACTAAATGGAATGTTTCATTTTTTATTGATGATTCAGCTATAAATTTAAAACAACGAGCTACATCTATTAAATTAACTAAACTTTTATATTGTGTTCCTCCGGAAAATAACTTAATGTTTTCGTTTTGAGATACCATTTTAGAAAACAAATTAGGCATAATACCAATTCTCATAGTATCTGTTGAATAACCATAAACAGAACCTAAACGTAAAATAACATAATCTTTTTCTGATGATTTAATATCATTTTCGTTTTGTACTTTACTTGTTGAATAAGTTAATATTGGGCAAGTATGTTCATCTTCAACAATATTATGTTTAGTTTCTTCAAATCCTTCATAAACAACATGGGTAGAAGGAAATATAATTTTACAATGGGAAGGAGTGAATTTTAAAATATTATTAGTACCTTTAACAGCGGTTTCAATAATCTGTTTATCTTTTTCACTATTAGATTCAGTTTTAGTATAAGCAACATCCGTAACACCAGCCAAATGATGAACAACATCAGCATCAGCTAATATTTCTTTCATTTTATCTTCATCTAAAATTGAAGCTTGAATAAATTCAAAACCCCAGTCACGAAGTTGTTTTATTCTTTCAGAGATAAATCTATTATCAGTAACAATAATATTTTTAAATCTAGTTTCTCCTGAGTAGAGTTTACATAACTCGCTTCCAATATAACCTAGTCCTCCTGTAATAACTATTTTTTGTTTCATAATTTAAATTTAATTATAACTTTTTATATTTCCAAGTTTAAAAATACGTTATCGTATTATCATCATCTTTTTTCTTTTTAAATTGGGAAACAAGTAAATTTCTTAATTTATTTACTTCTTCTAAAGCAGCTGCTTTTTTTCCATATTCAGCACTAGTAAAACTATTAGTTACATCTTCTAATTTCTTTAAAGATTCATTAAAATTATTTAATCTAAGAATATCTTCTTCTGATAATTGGGCTACTTTAGCTTCTCCATTATCAATTACACCATCATCATTAGCGTCAGCTTTATCAAATATTTGTTTTAATTCTTCTTCTTCTACTATCCCATCTTTATCTAAATCTATAGAGTCAGATGTAGGATCTTCATAAAAGAATTTACCTGTTTTAGGATCAACCATTACTGGTACACCTGTTTGATTTGGTTCTTCTTTAATAATTGGGGATGGATTACCATATTCATCCCATTCAAGACCAGATTCTTCCTCTAAATTGGCCTCTAACCATTCTCTATCTTCTTCAGTTAATTCATCTAACCAATCTTCATCTTCTTCAGGTGTAGGGTCTTTACGAATTTGAGCAAAAGCAAAGTTAGCAGCAATTACCAAAGATATAGCTAATGGGTCAAATACAAAAATAATAACAAGTAAGAACCAGTTAATAATTTTATCCATTGGTTGACCTGTTAAACCTGAGAGGTATTTAAGAGGACCTAATTCACTTTCAGTAGTAGCATTGGTTTTAACTTCTAATATTTTAGTTTCTAAAGAAAAAATAGAATCATTTACTCCATCTAACTTTACAGATAATTTATCATCTGATTTAGATGCATTTTCAATTTGAGAAATACTTGCCTTATTAGATCTAACTACTAAATTACCCTTTTTATCAGTATACTGAGTAGTAGAACCTTTAGATAATATACCTTTTAATTCAGCTAGTGATTGTTTTTCTTTAAGAATACCATCTCTAGTATCTTCATATAATCCTTTTTTAGTTTCTAATGCCAAAATTTCTTGATCAACAACACTTGCTTTATTAGCAGTTGTTTGATATGCCGAAGATAAGAAACCATAAATACCAGCTGATGTAATTAAAACTAATACACAAGCTGCTACTGTAAGGTAGATTTTAAGGATTTTATTTAATTTACCCCAATATTGGTATAATAAAGAAGCAATTACTAATTTAGCAACTTCCAAAGAAGAAGCCATAATTAAAACAGCAAAACTAGCTCCAGCAAATAACATGCTGAGGCCAGTTACTGAGTAAAATGCTGCTGATAAACTAACCGAGAGTGCGGAAAGAGCGATTACGGTAGGTAATAAGTATTTTTTCATAGGTTTTATATTTTATCCGTCACAACTTAAACAGTCAGCTGTACGTGAACCTAAATCACCTTTAATTACTGAATCTGTTCGCAAGTAATATAATGTTTTAACTCCTAATTTCCAAGCTTCCATATGTACTTGATTAATCCATCTTGGAGAATCTGTTGGGTCAAATGCTAAATTTAAGGATTGAGTTTGATCAATATAACGTTGACGAGCTGCTGCCTGTTGAACTAATGCTAATTGATTAACTTCTGGGAATGTTAAAAATACTTCTTTTTCATCCTCTGATAAAATATCATGGGGTAAATTTTGTACAGAACCATTATCTGCTAAAATTTGGTCCCAAACCTTACTACTATTTTTACCTTTAGATTCTAATAATTTTTCTAATTCAGGATTTTTAACAATAAATGTTCCTTTAGCACCATTAAATACATAAACGTTTGCTGGTTGAGGTTCAATACCTGCTGAGCAAGCATTAATACGAGAATTTGATACTGTTGGGGCAATTGCTAACAAGTGAGTATTTCTCATACCTGTGTTTTTACACCAAAGTGGTTCTCCATATTCAGCAGCCAATTGACGTGATGCTGCTTCAGCTTTAACTTTAATATCACTAAAAATAGTGTGTGTCCAAGCAGTAGAAGCAATTGAGTTAAATGGTAAATTCTTTTGTTGTAAGAATGTATGCCAACCCATTACACCTAATCCTAATGCACGACCTTTTTTAGCATGTCTATGTGAGCGAATCATAGAATCTTTACCATTTGTTTTAACGATAAATTCTTCCATAACACCATCTAAGAAATAAACTGCAGTTTCAATTACATCTGTATTTTTCCACTCATCATACTTTGCTAAGTTTAATGAACTTAAACAACAAATAAATGAATGTTCTTCGTCTGTATGTAATGTAATCTCCGTACAAATATTAGTCATACTAACGTCAAGATTATTCATACGATATGCTAGTGGATTATCTTTGTTAATATTATCCTTAAACATAACATATGGTTCTCCTGTCTCTACACGCGATTTAAGAATTTCTAACCACAGCGACATAGCTTCACTATCACGGTCATTTAAACGCTTCATAAAAGCATCATCAACAACTACACATTGGTGTAGGTTAAGACATTGTCTATTGGGATCACCTTTAGGTCTACGAATTTGTAAAAATTCTTTAATATCAATATGATTAATATCTAAGTTTACAGATGCTGCTCCTCTACGTACTGAACCTTGATTGGTTGCAATAATAGTTGAGTCATAAATTTTAGCCCAAGGAACTACTCCTTCAGATTGTCCGTTTCCAGTAATATTTGATCCTCTACCTCTAATTCTTGAGAGGGAGATTCCAACTCCACCTCCGTAAGAGGTAAGTCGCATAAGTTCTGCGTTCGTAAGGCCAATACCTCTGATTGAATCTGGAGTATCGATGCCAAAGCAACTAATCGGTAGGCCTCTGTCTGTCCCCGTGTTTGAGAGTACTGGGCTAGCAAGTCCAATCCATCCATTCCAAATGTATTTAAAGAATTTATTTTCTAAGTCAGGGCGATTTAAACGCATCGCTACAGCGTGTGCTACTCTTCTATAAGCTTTTCTAGGTGTTTCACCTGGGAGTAGGTAACCTTTAGAAATAGTTGATAATGCTACTTCATCAAAATATTCGGGATAATCTTTTCCACGTTCCCACTGCGTATAGTCTACTGATAAATTATTGTCCATTGTTTATTAAAAAATTGATTCGTCCCAAGTTAAATGACCTTTTGAATAATTAGTTACACGATTTGCAAAGAAATCAGTATGTTGTTTACCTGCTGATAAGTGATCAAACCATTTCATTCTTTCTACTGCTTTTAAATCTATATTTGAAATAATTGGTTTATATCCTAAATCTCCTAATTTAGTATTTACTCTATTTTTAATAAAGTGCTCTAAATCATATTGTGAACAACCTTCTAAATCACCAAGCTCATAAACCTTATTAATAAAATCAAGCTCAAGTTTAAGAGAAAGCAATGCTGCTTCATTAATAGCTGCTTCAAGTTCTTGAGTTTTAAGTTTGGGATTTTCTTGAACTAGTGTTCTAAATAACCAACACCCAGCTTCAGAATGTAGAGATTCATCACGAATAGACCATTCAACAATTTGACCAACACCTTTAAGTTTATTACGCATTTTAAAGCTTAATAATACTGCAAATGAAGAGAACAAATTAACACCTTCTGTAAATGCGGAAAAAATTGCTAATGATTTAGCTACCTCGTGCCAATCAGTTTCACCTTGAAAACTATCTCTAGCATCCATTAAATTTTGAATTTTAGCCATCGTAGCTTCGTCTTCTAAAAACTCATCAAAATTATCAAGACCTAAAGTTTCGTTTAATAATGAATAAGCTTCAGCATGGATTGTTTCAAACGCACCAAATGTAGTAGCCATCATAATAATTTCAGGTTTACGAAACCATTTTGTTACTAGTCCTGACCAATAATCATTTACAACTGTTTCAGTTTGTGCAAATCCTTTTAAAATAGAACCAATAATATTTTTTTCAGTTTTATTTAAATTTGAATTCCAATCTGTTAAATCAGACATCATTGGTACTTCTGTGTGTAACCAGTGTGCTTGTTGTTGTTTAAGCCAATAATCAGCGGCTTCTTGGTACTCAAATGGTTTATACACTAACCGAGGTTTTGTAATGTTTGTCATAATTTTAATTAGGCGTTAAGTTCGAAAAATTTGTTTCTAAGTTCTTTTTTATCCATGTAATCAATTGTATTGAAGGTTGGAGCATTTGATTTTTGAGAAGTTGTTTCTTCTTCATCATCTTCAATACGTTCAGAAACCTCGAAATGACCTGTGGAAGTATCAGCTTTTACATTAAAACTCATTCCATCCATACCATATCTATTTTTCATAATGTGAAATCTTCCTGTTCCATTAACTTTATCTTGACGTTTTCTTGATAAAGATATTGCAACATCAGTAACCATCATTTTATCGTATGATCCTGCTGCTTTATCTCCTTCAATAATATCATCTTTTGCACCTGCGCGATTTACTTGGGAAACAGACCAAACAGGTAATTGTAATTCTCTAGCAAGAGCTTTTGTGCTAATATAAATATCATCTATTTCATCTTTACGCTCACGATTATTTTTCTTTGAACGGAGAAGATCCACATAATCAATAATTACTAAATCAGGTTTAAAATCTTGACCAATACATTTTTTAATATGTGATTCTATTGTTGTAATTGATGCTTTTCCGGGAGAATATTCTTTAATAATCAATTGTCCTTGTAGTTCTGCAATTACTTCTTCTACATTAGATCTATATTTCTTTTCTGTAATTCTATTTACTGGGATGTTTGTAAAGAAAGAATCATAACGGCGTCCAACATAATCTTCTCCTAATTCAAGAGTATAATGTAAAACATTGTAACCCATTTTAACAGCATAACCACCTAATGCAACAAGAGTCCATGATTTACCACCCCCAGGATTACCAAAAATCAAACCAAAGTCACCATTTCCTAGTCCACCTTGTAACAAGGTATTAAAAGCATCCCAAGGACAAGGTACTACAATTCTGTGATCTTCTCTGTAACGAGATTCAACTTCTTTATTGTACTCATGACCTACATTTTTGTCTTGACCCGATTTTAATGCGTTATCAATTAATGAACGAATAGTATCATAGTCTCCAGCATTAAGGAAATTAACGCTGCTTAACAACGCTGTTTTTAATTGTTGATTTTTACAAAAATTAGAAAATTCTTCTTCAACATACTTCAAATCTTCATCTGATGATTTGTAAGCTTCACGAAGTTGTTCTTTAACGGCTACTTGTAATACCTCGTTATCGATTTTCTTCAATTCTACTTTTAACACATCCATTGAAGGACAAGTATGGTATTTTTGATAATATTTTAGGATTTCTTTAATAACCCATTTGTGTGCTTGGTTATCAAAATATTCTTCACTAAGAACATCATGGATATTCAATAGGAACTCCTTATGAGTTAACAATGATGATAATACTTTGATTTGAAAACCGATCCCGTACTGAGATAAATTACTTAATGTCATATAACTTCTTATTTAAATCTGTTTAATACTTTGAAAGTGTCTTTAATCCAAAAATCTACATTTTTGATCAAATGGCCTAAACCATCATCGTGGTAAAATCGTAAAAAAGCTTCACTATTCAAAGCTATGTTATCTTCTTCTGCAAATTCTCTTAAAAATTCTTTATCGTTATCGTCTAATAAAGGTTTTTTAAGGTTCATGATTTTATAATTTTGCTCTAGTCTATCCCTTTCAAAAGCAATACGAGCATAAATAACATGTTCTTTGTGTTTTTCTTCTGCAATTCTGAAGATGTCATCTAAGGTTAGTATATCAGTAGATAGTTCAGGGAATTTCTTAAATAACCCCTTAGCACCTAAACCTTTTACACCTGCTATTTTGTCTGAGTTATCACCCAGTAACATTTTATATAGGATAAAATTATCTGCTAATACATTAAATTTTTCTTTAACTGTATCTTTAGTATAATATTCTTTTTCGATTGGGCGATACACAATAACATCGTCGTTAACCAATTGTATAAAGTCTTTATCCGACGAAACAATGAAGCATTTGGAACCATATGTTTTTGGTAGAATATCACTATAATACGCTATAATATCATCTGCTTCTGCTTTATCAATAGCAACAGTTTTAACAGGTAAACATTTTAGGTAATGAGCAATTCGAACAATTTGGTTGATTTTAGCATCATCTTCATCTTCTAGATCTTCAAACACTTCCCAGTTTGTAATTCGAGTCAAGTTACGACCTGATTTATACTCGGGGAGTAGGTTCTTCCTGTTTGTGGAAGAACCCATTCCATCGAATACTACAAATACTGAAGTAGGTTGTATTTGATTAATTAAGGATCCTAATGAACGCATAAAACCACCTAAACCACCAACGTGTGCTCCTTGAGAATTTACAATATTCATCATTGCAAAGTTTCTAAAGAATAGATTTAATCCATCAATTAAAAGTACTCTATCATACTTGTTAGCTGATACACTGTCATTCTCCTCAACTACACTGTCAAGAAGTTTAAATAGTTCATTTTTCTTCATATTAATCCGGTTCTTGTGTAAAGATATTTTCAGGTTCAAACTGATCTTGTTCCTCAAAAATATCAAAATCCATACCTCCAAGTATTTTCATCCATTCAGATGCGTGTGCATCTTTATATGTTTTAAGTTCCTTGTCAGTATCATTAATGAATCCGTGTGGAGTCATAATAATTTTTCCTCTTGATTGAACACCATTGATGTGGTTCTTATCAATCTGGATGTTGGTTCGTTTAGCAAATTCAACTTGCTTACCATCTTTAATTGCTTTGATTTTAGATGTACCTGCATTTGAAATATTACCAAATGTTACTACAAATGTAGCATCAAACCACATTGCAAATCCACCTTTATTCATCAATTTTGGTTGTCCCATAGGTACTTCAGCTTTTGCTGTCCATACTTTATTAACACAAACCAAAGTATTAGTATAAGGGGATGATTCTTTACGGGACAATGTCATTTTTTGGTTAACGTTGTTACCAAATTGTGTACTCATTGCTCCTGCATTCCACTCATTGTTGTTTTTATTTGAACGGACTGATAATTCACAAGGTACCGAACCGATTGAATCCCATAGGAATAATAAATCGAAAGGTAAATTGCCTTTTTTCTGTTCATCTAACAAATCAAGAATAAAAGCTGCTACATCTTCAATAGTGTGTAATGTTTCACGGTCAACGTAAATAAAATTACCTTCGTAATTCAGGACTTCACCTGTTGTTTCATCTACAATTTCGTTCACTTGTAAACCCATTTGAGTAGCATGCTCCCAATTCCACTTCATTTCGGTAATAATGAACACAGGTAGAACTTTCATTTTTTGAGCAGACACTGCTGCTTCAATCATTGCGGTTGTTTTACCTGTGTCACTGTGACCTCTAAGAAGTACAATATGGCCCATAGGAATACCTGGTACTGAGGTTACTTCCTGGAAAGCAGGACTAAGAGGAATCCACCTTTGCTCTTTAAATTTTACATTTGAATTGAGCATTTTCTTTTCCTTAAATTTAGTCAAATCAAAATTTGATCTAAGTTCAGAGGAGAGAGCAGCCGTTAGCGATTCGCTTTTTTTAGTTCTAGCCATAATGTTTTTTTAATTAAAAGGGTAAATCGTCGTCTTCTTCGTCAAATAATGAATCAAACTTATCTGCTTTGCTTACTTTAGCAGCAGCAGGAGTTTTGATTGAATAAGTTTTTCCAGTTGATTGTGGAACTACTTCTTCTTCTTTTTCATCATCGATGATAGCACCTTCTTCATACTCATCCTCAGGAGTCAAATGTTCTTGAAGTGCTTGTTTCATGTCGTCGAATGAATACTTTTTAAAGACTTCCATTGGGTTAGGTTGATTATCCAACAACGCTTCGATTTCAGCTTTATCAGCTGCCAACGGTGTTTCTTTAACCTTAGGCATAATAGTAGTCTTGTTGTAGTTTGTACCTGTTACTTCAGGACCTACAGTTGTCAATGTAATGTCACGACCGCTCATTACATCTGTGAAATCTCCTACGTCCTCGTTATCAGCAAGATTCAAGAAATCCATGTACAATTCTTTACCAAATTGCCACAACTTAACACCTTCTGCCTCTTCGCCACGTACTACTACGGGAACAAAAATACGCATTTTAGGATCAAGTTTTTTAGCCAAGCGCCAGTTTTCTTTGTCGCTAGTGCTACGCAATTGTTTTGCGAATTCTACAATAGGATCTTTATCACCCCAGTTGATTGGAGACACCATAGTGTTTTTACCAATACCGTAATGGAAATACATTTCAGTAAACGGATTCTTCTTATTGTACTTAGATGGTACAACTCGAACAATTTGTTTACCTACAGATGGTTTCCAAAAAACGGATTTTTTCTCTCCACCGCCTTTGCCAGCGGATTTTGACTGCATTGCAGACAGTCTGTTTTTCATTTCATTTAAATCCATAACTAATCAATTTATATTTATAACGTGAATATACTAATCATTTGGTAGAATACCAAATTAAAGTTCAACAATTTTGTAAACTTTTGTATTCAATTGTTTTAAGTCTCCATTTTGGGTTAGGAGAATACAATTTTGATAGTGTTGCCAATTTACTCTGAATGCAACATCAACTACCCCACCATTTAATTTTTTAATCAAATCGTTTAGGGCATTAATTGTATATAAGGTGTTGGTTTCTTTTTTTCTGTGTACTAGAATAGTATTGAGTGGAATGTTATTAACATTTCCTTGATCTACATTGTATGTAATAACATATTCGTTTGTGCTTTTAACAAAAAGGACAAACATTTTATTATACATTATAGTGTATGTGTCTGAAATACTGGAGACCATATCTTCCAGTACATCCTCAGTAACGAACGTACAAAATAACTTATTGTTCAAATCTTTATAATTTAATTGAGTTTTCTCCCAATAAATATTATAAGGATTATTTAAAATCGTAACTGCTTCCATGCTTAACCTTTATTTGTAATTTTTTATTTTTAAAAATGTTTTCTATGTCATCTAATAAATTTTCACTTTCGTCATAATCCAGTAAAAAACTGTCATAAGTATATAATACCAATTTAGTGTTTTTACCTTTTAATAATTTATGTAACGCTATCAAGATACAAACATTGGTTGACGTTTCCAAGTTTTGTAAAATATAATTAAATAACTTTTGTGGATTCATGTTTTCTAGCTCACTAGCTTTAAACACATAACCAGACCCCGGAACTACTACTTCCCCTAAATCCGTATATTCAGTCCATTTTGTATCAATGAACTTTTTTACTTGTTGAAAAAATTCAAGGTGCTCATACTCTTTAAATACGCCTCCGTATAATTGCTTAAACGTGAGCTCTTTGGCTTCTTTATAGCTCGTTCCATATAAATCCGCGAACGTTTGGTGAACATCCTGTCCATCAAAATTATAGGAAACAAGATTGGCAGCAAGGTTAGGATGATATGCACTAATATCGTATTCCACAAACCCATGACTCGGTATAAAGCTTCTCCTTGAGCCATTATCTTTGTTTAATGCGGCAAAATTAATGCCATTAAAAGTGTTACTTGGTCTACGTGTAGTTGTAAATAAGTTATAACTGGTGTAGACTTTACCATCACCGACTGAATAGTGAGGATTGATTTGACTAAAGTATTCATTAAAAACTGTTTCATCTATGTTTATTCCATTTTTTTCGATTCCAAAGAATGCGATTGTTGATTTATTATTATAAAAGTCAAAGTACGGAGGTAAATCCTGTGTAAAATGTGGTTTTACCTTACTATAAATATTCTCACACACTTCATAATGCTTAACTACCGGAATTATTTTATTTATTTTTAGATTGTCCGAATACTTGTTGTAAAAATATGTGTGGGTTGGTGTTAGATCTTGTATATACGGAGGAGTAAGTATGTTTATATCGCGCAGGCCCTTAATTTGAAAGTAATACAATGCATTTTTCTTATCACGCACCCATAGACGCTCAATTGACGTCAATAATTCGTTTACTAATGTCTTATTTACATTTAATGTCTCACTATGGTCAACACATAACATATAACCTTTTGTGTCATTAGACGGTCTATAGTAAATTAAAGATACGTTATTGAGAGCCGGATGTATAGAATTGTGATAAGGAATTATCTCGATGAAAGCTTCCTGAGGTGGATGCATCATTAGAGATTGGATTTGTTCTTGAGTTTCTATTAGCCAAAACATTTGTACTACCGGATTGATTATAGTATTTAAGATAATCAAACCTTATGTATTCTCCAAACCTAGGTAATTTTTGTTTAAAAATAGCTAACTCTACTATATTCCTATTTGTTTTAGCTACTTGGTCTTTATTACCTGTTAAAATCCAAGTTATAGTAAATGGAAAGAATAATGAATATTCAATTTGTGGAGATTTTGCTTTTAATTTAGTATATTGATCTAAATTAATTTCAATATAAGTAAGTTCATTTACTTTTTTACAAAAATATCTTTGAAATTCTCCATTTTGATAATCTTGTTGTGTTGGAGTATTAGGTAAATATATAGGAACTAAACTTGCTGAATTATTTGTTCCTGGGAGGGTTAGATAATTAGTTACACTTAATGTTGTTTGAATTGATTCAGGGGAAATATTTAAAGAAGGGTTAGTATTTGTTACTAAATCAAAAGTACCACTATCTGGTTTTTTTTCAACAAAAATTAATTCTTCATTAGGTTTATTGGAAGTATTTCTTCCTGTATAATATTTTCCGGTTGATATTTTAAAGTAATATCCAGTGTATAATACTCCCGATGATTTATAAGCTAAATCATTATTACTATATAAGTTTGGAGTTATTTGAGATGATGGATAGTACATTTATTAAGTTATAATAGGTCCGGAGGAGTTTAGTTTTATTAAATCAGCAATAGTTGTTTTTTCAGTTACATTAAATCCATTTTTTTTATAAAAGGACATAATTGTACTTAAATATGTATTCCCCCCTCTAGCTCCAGTTGCATAAATTTTAACAAATTGTTCTAAGGTTCCTGTATAAGGGGTAAATTTATATCCTGGGAGGTAAGGAGTCAATTGGTATGATTTTGCATTTTTTGCAATTTCTGGGGAATAATATGGTGGGATTGTTTTGTTTTTTCCTACAGGATATGCTGATTTTTTACCGGCTGCTACATCTTCAATATATTTTAACTGAGCGTCGATTCCAGATTTAAGTGTTTTAAATACATTATTTCCACCAGCATCTGTGTTACCAATGTTTCCAGGATTGTTTGTTCTATAACTTCTGGTTCCTTTAGAAAATCCTTCTTGATTTGTCATAGCTATTGCTAATAATTTTAATCCTTTTGTTTTTCCACCTATTGAATTTAATACCGGAAGATACTCTTTCACAATTGTGCTTCCAATAGTAACATTTCTAGTATTTGTTGGTGGAGTTCCTCTTGAAGGAGCAGCTATATTAGGTGGAACAGCATCATTATTAGAATAATAAGGCCAACCGGAAGTAGGTGCTGAAGTTGGGTCTGTACCTCTAGTAGCATCTCTACTATTTCCTGAAGCAATTGCTACTGTGCTTTGTCCAACTTCGGAACCAAATGGATTAGCAGGGATGGCAAATGATTCTAGTGTAGTAATCCATTCATTATTTTCAATAGTATTAGTAATACCTTTAAGTAAGAAATTTAATGAAGTTGGATAATTTGAAGGTAAAAATGCAGTATCAATTGTATATTTTTGATAGATTTTCATCCCTGAAAGTCCATCTAGAGTTAATCTAAGGTCAAAAGGTAAAAATCCACCATTTGGAGATGATTTACCGTCTGCTTTCCCATTTGATTTTGCTAATGTTTGTTGTGCCTGGTCATATTCATAGAATGAAGAAGCAGCATTGGAAAAAGCATCAATAGCTTCTTGGTTCCATGTTGGGGCTGAACCTCCTAATTGGGAAACAAATGTTTGGTATGATAAAATGGATTCTTTATAATCTTCAAATAATGATTCTTTACTTGGAGGTGTAGTTGATTTTTGTTCTAAATCAACTTTCTTTTTAAATCTATCTGTTAATCCAGCATTCATTCTAGATAATGCTGTTGAATCCTGTCCAGGAATATATCCATTAGAAGTAGCACCAATAGTAATCATAGTTGCTAAATTTGGTGATACTGTGGTTTGAAAACTTAGATCTCTAATAAAACCGGCAGATGGGGCATTATTATTGTTATTATAATAATAACCATAAACATCAAAAGTAGCCAATGCTGTTGATTTTCCTTGAGGACTTAAAAGATCATTAACATCAGGGCAAATGGTTTGATCAGTTATTACAATTTTATTTCTATCAGCATCTACTGCTGGGTATAATTGGTTGAAATTACCAGTTGCGTTATTAAATCCTTCACATAAACAATTAATCAAATCGTAAAGACTTACTTTTCCAGTGTCTGCATCTTTAAGGGAATCAAGTTGGTTTAGAATATAAGTCATGTTAAAATAAACATTCATTATTTTACCGTATTTGTTTCCATTAATTTCAGAGAAAACAAAATCATCTACTCCTTGAGCAAATGAAACTATTTCAGAACCATTTGGGATATCAACTTTAAATAAACAAATACTTGGATTATTGCTCATTTGTCTTCCTAAAACATATATTAAGTTACTATCTGTATCTGTGTCAATTTCTATTAGTCTTACTTGTTTATCATCTACTTTAGGGATTAATGCTTTTTGGACAAATCGTAAAAAATATCCTAATCGTATATAATATTGATCAACTCCTTCTCCTTCATCTGCACCTTGGTAAGTTTGTTTAAATGCAACCACGTTATTTTGAGCACTTGTTAAGGTAGAAATCCCACCACCACCAGCTGCTAAAGGTGCTAATTTTTGTTGTAAAGCATAAAATTTCTTTCCTATTTCATGAGTGTTTTTAAAGGATTTAATTACTTCTTCAGTTGTGGGTTCTGTTGTTTCTTCTTCTTCTTCAGTTTTTTCTTCTTCGGTATCAGTATTTGCTTGAATTTCAGGAAGTAATGTATTAGTTTTAAGAGATTCTATAATATCTCCCATACTTTTTATCATTACTGTAATATTATAGGTTCCATCTTTTTCAAAACTCCAAGTAAAATTAACTACTTTACCTATAATAGCATCATAATTACCACAAGATGCTAATCTTCTAGCATTAATAGTATTAAAAATATCTTGATATTCCGTACCTACGGAGCCATTAATAAAACTATCTGCTAAACTATGGGGATTTGATGCTACATAACTTCCATCATTATTAAAATAATTACTATTACCCCATTCTAATAATACTGAGTATCCTAAACGTAGATATAAAATATCAATAATATCGAATTGGTTTCGGTTATTAGCTTTAATTTGAACTGTTGCTGATTTTAAGGAACCCATATTTTCAGTTTTTATCTCTGCTGATAAAATACCGGGCATTGGATTAATACCAAAATTAGTTCCTCCTAAACCATAACCTGAAAGTCCTCCAACTCCTGTTGAAACTGGAGATGTACCATTAAATAAAATAAAGTTTTTTGCTAATTCATTACCTGTGTCTGTAATTCCTCTTACAGGTGTATCAACATTTACGGATGAAATTAATTTACACCAACCATTCCTATTATTTAAATATTCTAGTTGAGCATTAGTTCTATTAATAGAACCATAAATAGATTGTCTTTTTTCTATTTGACTTACTACAAAACCTGGGAAACCTTCGCCTATTAAATTAGCCATTTGTTAGGAATTTATTACATTGAATTGATTTATAACATTAGCGTAAGTTGCAGGAATTCGTATTTGAACACCTTCGGGAATTACTAAAGTACTTTGTGGTAAACTAGTTAATGTATTAGCACCAGCATTTCCCGTATTAGCAATAGAAATAATCCACCATAAAGAACTATCTTTATAGTATTGTTGGGCTAAAGTATCAAATCTATCTCCTTGAGTTGAATAAACATAAATATCATTTTCAGATAAAGGAACTTCAGGATATCTTGATGTTTTATATACTAAATTTCCATTAATTTTAGTTGTAGGGATATTTTGATATCTATTCATTATAAAGATGTATTATCAATATCATAATTATTATTTCCAATACCTCGTCCATTAGCTAAAGAAATGTATCTTTGAGCTCCATATCCTGAAGGAAATCCAGTACCATCATTAATAGTAAGTGTTTGAAGTTGTGGTCTAAATCTTTGAATGGGGGTGAATTGGAATCCTGTAACTCTAATAATATGAGGTAATTCTTTTACTGTTCCATCTCCTGGGGTATCTGTTCCTATACCAATTTCCCAAGGTGTATCTTCTTGAATATCATAAGTTAAACTAGTAATAAATCCAGGTTGTTCATATAGATAACCACCAACTGTTAGTTGTACTAAATTACCTCTCATA